GCAAGTATTTAAGATCTATATCCCCAGAATTAAAAAGTTGGATTAATTCTCTTGCTATGAAATCAAAAGATCCGACAGTTGAAGCAAAGAGGATTGTGACTCAAGGTGGTGAAAAATTAAAAAAGATTGATATGTTCTCACCAGAGTCTTTTGAACTCTTTGATAAAAGAGATCTTTATGATGTTGCAAGGTCAGCACAAAGTGGTGGTGGGTATGCTATGGGCATTATAGATCCAGATGATTTTAGGAAACTTGCTGCAAAATTACCAGATGATAAACTTCCTGACGATTACATGTTTGATCCTGTAACTGAAGAAATGATTGGCATGTCTAACAAAAGAGTTGGTGAAATTAAAGATGTTATATCAGAAAAGATACCATTGGGTGGTCCAAAAGAACTTGCTGGTGTTCCTCAGTTGGGATACAGATTATTAAAAGGTGCTGATGGTAAACCAATGATACAAATAAAATTGCATGAAGGTCGTCATCGCATGAGAGCATTAAAAGAACTTGGATCTGACGAAGCATTGGTACAATTATTTGGAGAAGCAGGTTTGTATGACTTTTCAAAGTTGCCACCAGACACACCTGTTTATAATGAATTAAGTGAATTTCAACGAGATGGTGGACAATATGTTGGCACATTAGGAGATCTTATTAAAATTTTAGGTGTTGGTGGAGTTGCTGTAAAAGGTGCATTAAGCAATTTACCAGATGACTCGACTTGATTTATTGAACAGAAACGATTACAATGTTAAATAGAACTAAATTTTCAAAACTGCTAAAAGGAGGCAAAATCATGGATCATGGCAAAAAGAAAAAAGGCATGAAGAAAAAGAAAATGGTAATGAAAAAGAAACCAATGAAAAAAGGAATGAAGAAAAAAGGATATGGAAAATAAAAAAGACGTAACAATTAATGTTACAGGTGTTTCCATGTCTGGGGAGGCAGACATAAATGAACACGACAGAACTTCTTCAGATAATAAAAAAGAATCTGAGGACGAAAAGATCTGCGATAGCAGAGAAGATGATTGATGGTGGGGAGTCCGATTATCAATCATATATAAAAGACGTTGGTATCGCACAAGGACTAGAAGATGCTTGTGTGATTATCGATGAAACATTAAAAGAAATAAATAGAGAGGATGATTAAACATGTCTCATCAACATGCAATATACACCGACAGTTTGACCAAAGCAACTATCGGTTCACACCAGTTACCAATACCAATGAACTGGAAAATATTAATTCAACCAAATGAAATAAAAGCAAAGACAAAAGGTGGCATCCTTTTGCCTGATAAAGTCAAAGAAAATGAGCAAATACTTACTGCACATGGAACAGTTTGTGCAATGGGTGAACTGGCATATCGAGATAGAGATACAGGTCAGTCGTGGAGAATGACTAGATTACCAAAGATTGGTGACCAAGTTACATATGGAAAATATGCTGGTCAAAGAATAGTTGTTCAAAATGTTAGATTTTTACTTCTGAATGATGACGAGATTACAGCAATCTTGCCTAATGAAGTAGAAGTAACTGCATACATTTAAAGGAGGTTATCATGGCAGAAGTCAACGATGTAATGCAAGAAATTCAAGGTGAAATCGACGATAAGAAGAAAGAACTTGAAATAGAAGTGGTTGATAATCCACCACCAAAGCAAGAAACAAAGGTTGAAGAAAAACAACCAGAAGAAAAACAACCAGAATCAAAGCAAGACAAAGAAGAAGAAAAAGCTGAATATGGTCGCAAAGTTCAAAAAAGAATAAAAACTGTATTGGCTGATAAAAAGAAAGCTGAAGAAGAAGCAAAGTTATATAAATCTCAGCTTGATGATTTGCAAAATAGATTGAATCGACTTGAAGAGGGCAGTGTAAAACAAGCTGAGACTAATTTTCAAGAAAGATATAATCAAACTAAGCAAGCACTTGCCAAAGCTATTGAGGAAGGTGACACAGAAGCACAGCTTAATTTTACAGAACAAATTGCTGATATGAGATCTGCTTTTAGGATTCAACAAATGCAAGAACAAGCAAGAGCAGCACAATCAGCATCACCAACAGTAGGTAAAGCAGAACAAGAAGTATCAAATCCTGCACCACCACTAGCAATGAAATGGTGGGAAGAAAATACTTGGTTTAATGCTAGAGGTTTTGAAAAAGAGTCAGCAGTCGCCAGATCTATTGATGTTCAACTTGATGCTGAAGGATACGACAAAAATTCACCTGATTATTATAAAACTTTAAATAATCGTTTACGAAAACTGTATCCCGAGTTAATATCAGGAAAGGACGACGAAGTTGGCCAGATTAAGCCAAGAGTAAAAAGCAGAGATCCAGTCGCACCAACTGCAGGTGGCTCAGCTTATAAAGGCAACAGAGTCAAAGTAACAAGAGACGAACTTGCTATTGCTAGGGAACTTGGTATAACGGATGAAAAGGCATTAAAACAATATGCAAATGAAATTCAAAAAACTAAAACAAGGAGTTAGTAATGACTGAAAAAAGAAATGTTCGTTCAAATGATTTAAGGATGTCAATTAGAGATGAGGAAAGTAGACCTCAAACAAATTGGCAACCACCAGCATTGTTGGATGCTCCAGAAGCACGTCCTGGGATGGTTCAACGATGGGTCGCAACCTCGATTCAGGGTAAGGACACTCCAGACAACGTGTACAAACGTATGCGTGAAGGATGGGAACCACGTAAAGCAGAAACTGTGAAAGGTCAGTTGTTTCCGACGATTAATCATGGTCAGTGGGCAGGTTGTATTGGCATAGAGGGAATGCTGTTGTGTGAGATGCCTAAAGAGAAACACAAATCTATGAAGGCATATTACAATCAAAAAGATACACAACAAAACGAATCTTTGGCAGGCGATTTGGATGCTTTAGGACGTAAGGCAGGACAACCAATCTATCAAGAGAGGAAGAGTTCTGTTATGGGTGGCAGAAAGGAAATTTCTGCTATGGATGATTAACACTTTAATATAAGGAGATAGCATTATGGCAAATCCAAATGCAGCTTATGGTTTAATACCAGTCCGTCATATGAGTGGAAACAGTCCTCGTGCAAACAAATATACTATTACATCTGGATTAGCAGAGAATATTTTCACTGGCGATCTAGTTATTCTTACAGCAGATGGTGTTATTACACCTCATACTGCGACTGAGACAAATAATATAGGTGTTTTCGCAGGAGTGTCTTACACTGCATCAGACGGAAGTTATGTCTATTCACAATATTGGCCATCAGGAACAACAGCAACTGATATTGTTGCTTATGTCTATGATGATCCATACATTGTTTATAGAATACAGTCAGCAGGTACACCTGCTCAAACAAATGTTGGAAACTGTGCTGATGTAGTAGCAGGTGCAGGTTCAACAACAACAGGGCAGTCAGGTTTCACATTAAATGGAACAATGGCTGCAGGTACAGCAACTTGTAAAATTATTGGTCTGTGGGAAGATCCATCCAATAGTTTTGCTCAATATGCACAGCTTGAGGTTCTCATTAATGAGCATGTCCTCAAAGCCACTGCAGGAATATAGGGAGAGTAGATTATGTCAATGAACAGAGCACAATTTGCAAAAATGCTCGAGCCAGGATTGAATACTCTCTTTGGTCTTGAGTATGACAGCTATCCACCAGAGTACACTCCAGTATTTGATCAGAACACTTCTCAGAAAGCATTCGAAGAAGATGTTTTGTTAACTGGGTTTGGTAATGCACCAACTAAAGATGAAGGTGCTTCAATATCATACGACAGTGCATCTCAGCAATGGACAGCTAGATATCAACACGAAACTGTTGCACTTGCTTTTTCAATAACTGAAGAAGCAGAAGAAGATGGATTATATGGATCCATTGCCTCAAGGTATACTAAGGCATTGGCAAGATCCATGGCATCTACTAAAGAGATAAAAGCAGCAACCATTTTAAACAATGCGACTAGTGCAGGTGTTTATGCAGGTGGAGATGGTGTAGCATTATTAAGCACATCACATCCAACTCAAAATGGAAATCAAAGTAACACTTTGTCAACTGCTGCAGATTTATCTGAAACTTCTTTAGAGTCTCTTTTAATTCAGATCGCTGATATGAAAGATGAAAGAGGATTAAGAATTGCTGCACAAGGCACAATGCTTATTATCCCAACAGCATATACTTTCACAGCAGAAAGATTACTAGAGTCTCAATTGAGAACAGGAACAGCAGATAACGACATTAATGCTATCAGATCTGGTGGTTATTTACCACAAGGTTATCACATCATGAGAAGGCTCACAGATAGTGATGCATTCTTTATTAAGACTGATGTGCCTGATGGACTTAAAATGTTTCAAAGATCCCCACTTAAAAAAGGTGTAGAGGGAGACTTTGAGACTGGTAATGTTCGTTACAAAGTCCGTGAAAGATACTCTTTCGGTTTTACAGACTGGAGAGGAATCTTCGGAACAGAAGGTGCTGCATAACAGTTCCTCCAGTGGAGGGAGAAATTGGTCTCCCTCCAATTTTAACCTTGACAGCGAAAGCTGACATTTGCCAAGACAAGGAGAATAAAAATGGCTAAATCAACTTTTTCTGGTCCAGTTGTATCAAACAATGGATTTATACAAGCTGGATCAAACAATATAAAAGCAATCACAGCAGAAGAAACATTAACATTTAACGATCATGCTGGTCGTATTATCGAAGTTAATGATGCAGATGGTGCAGTAACACTGCCATCAATTAAATCTGGGGAGTTAGGTGCTAAATACACATTCTTTATTGGAACAACTGCTTCAGATTTAGATATTAAAACAGATGGAACAGATAAATTCGTAGGATCTGTTATGGTAGCAGTCGATGATGGTGCTAAGAAATCATTTGTTCCTGCAGCAACCAATGATGTTATTTCAATGAATGGAACTACAACTGGTGGTATTGCCAACAGTTATGTAGAAGTTACAGCATTGGCAACAGCAGAATACATGGTTCAAGGTGTTTTAATAGGTTCAGGCACAGTAGCAACACCATTCGCTGACAGTTAATAGGGAGGATTAAATGGCTAATATAGTCACATCAACAATATTATCTGAAAATGTTAATGAAGTTGTGTATGCCTTCCAATTGCAATATGTAGATACAGCAGACGAGTCAGCAGTAACTAAAGTGGATGTCTCATCATTAGAAGCAAATTCTAATGGCGATGCTTGCACAGGAGTTAAAATATTAGAATGTAGCTGGGTTATAAAAGGGATGACAGTGCAAGTTCTTGCTGATGCATCCACTGATGTAATGATGTTGCATTTAAGTGAAGATCAGTCTGGTTATGTAGATTATAGATCTTTTGGTGGATTGCCTAATACAAAGCAAACAGGTACAAGTCCAACAGGGGATATAAAATTTACAACAACTGGTCTTGGTGCTGCAGGAGACATGTATCAAATTGTCATGAGACTTAAAAAGAAATATGGCTAGGAGATATTATGGCAACATCAGGAACTGTTACTTTTAGACCTAATGTTGAAGAAATAATAAATGAAGCATATGAGAGATGTGGTCTTGATATCCAAACTAGAACAGGATATCAAGCAGTCTCTGCAAGAAGAAGTTTAAATTTATTATTTTCTGAATGGGCTAATCGTGGTATTAATTATTGGACAGTAACACAAAGAACTTTAACTTTGGCAACAGATACATCTTCGTATGATCTTCCTGCAGGTGTTTTAGATCTATTAGATGTTGTTATTTATGATAGTGCAGATGCAACAAGAACAGATACTATTATAAACAGAGTTACAATATCTGAATATAATCAAATACCAAATAAATCAGATACAGGTAAGCCAAATCAATATATGTTGGATAAAGGCAGACAGTCTGGATCCAATAATATTTATAAAATTTTTCTTTGGCAAACACCAGATAGGAATACATACAGATTAAATTATTGGTCTATGAATCAATTGGAAGATATAACTGCATCAAACGAAGATACAGATATTCCTTACACTTGGACAGAATGTATTTGTGCAGGTTTAGCAAGTAAATTATCTGTAAAATTTGCACCAGAAAAATTTCCATTATTAAATAATTTGTATAAAGAAGCATTTGAATATGCATCAACAAATGATAATGATGGTGTTAGTTTAAAGTTACAACCAACAGGACTTAATTTAAGATAATGGCAAAGTTTGCAAAAGGAACAAAATCAAAAGCTATAAGTGATATTTCTGGCTTTGAAGTTCCTTATGCTAAACTAAAAACAACTTATGATAATTTAAGAGTTGAGCCAGAAGAGTTTGATCCCAAGCATCCTCAACTTACACCTGCAAAAAATGTAATAGATGCAACTGCATTATTTAATCCAAGACCAGATAATGATCCAGAAAATGTAACTATTTTATTTGGTTTTACACAAAATATTTTTGCGTCTAAAATAGAAAAAAGTAAAAATTCTGTTGGCATTCCTGGGCATTCTAGGATCGGTGGTTATACACCAGAGATTATTCAAAGTTCAACACCAAGTCCATCTGGTGTTGCAGGAACAGGTGCTTTAGGAACTTCTGAATTTGAAACAGAACTTGAAGAGACTGGTGTCGCAGGCACAGGTGCTATTGGAACAACAACAATATCTAATAATCTTGTTGAGACAGGTGTTGCAGGCATTGGTAGTGTTGGAACAACTACAGCAATACCAACAACATATACAGTTACAGTTGTATCAACTGGCAGTGGTAACAAATATGTTATTAATGGAACACAACAAGCAACATTATCACTTACAAGAGGAAATACATATGTCTTTGATTGGTCAGACAGCACAGCACAAGGACATCCTGTAAGATTTTCAACAACATCTGATGGCACTCATGGTGGTGGCTCAGAATACACTACAGGTGTTACAAAAGATGATAGTGCATATAAAACAACCATCGTCGTAAGTGGTGATGCACCAGATAATTTATATTATTATTGTCAAATACATTCTGGTATGGGTGGTGCTATTAATGTATCATTTACTGCATCTGTTACAGTAGAAACATCTATAACTGAAACAGGAGTTGCAGGTACAGGTGCTGTGGGAACGGAAACACCAGAAGTATCTATAACTGAAACAGGAGTTGCAGGAACTGGAGCAATAGGAACAACAGCACAAGAAACATCAATAACAGAAGTTGGCGTTGCAGGTACAGGAGCGACAGGTACAGAAAGCATACAGGCTGATGCTATAATAACAGAGACAGGAGTTGCAGGTACAGGTGCGATAGGTAATTACACTGTATTTTCTGGAACTGACATAGCTGTTACAGGAGTTGCAGGTACAGGTGCAGTTGGTTCTGAAAGTATAAGAATTGATTTTACAATTACAGAGACAGGAGTTGCAGGTACAGGTGCGATAGGCACAGAAGTTCCAGAAGCATCTATAACAGAGACAGGAGTCGCAGGAACTGGAGCAATAGGAACAGAAATACCTGAGCTCAATGTAAATGAAACTGGTGTGGCAGGTACAGGTGCAGTTGAAGCATTTGGTGTATCTGGTAATGGCAATATCCAAATAAATGTAACTGGCACATCTGGTGTCGCAGGCACAGGTGAAATAGGAAACGAAGTATCATCTTCACAAGTTATAGAAACAGGTGTCGCAGGCACAGGTGCAATAGGAACTGAAAGTGTTACTGTAAACCAAGAGTGGGGAAGTGGCACATGGGGTGATGGAACATGGGGAAATTAAAATGAACTTTACACAATTAAAAACTAATATACAAAATTTTATAGAAGATGATTCAACTGAACTTGATACATCTATACCAGAAATAATTAAACAATCAGAAAGTATGATATTTGCAAGATTGCCTAATTTACCTTGTTATAGACAAACAAACACTGGTAATTTTTCTATTGGCACTGCTACAATAGATGTTCTTAATGCCAGAATGATAAGGCAAGTGCAGATAACAACAGCATCAAGCAATGTTGTATATTTAAAACATAGAACAGACAGTTATATAAAAGATTTTAGACCTAATGTTACGACACAAGGGCAACCAGAGTTTTATGCAACAAAAAAAGCTACAACTTCTGGCATACAAGTTTTAGTTAGTCCTGTGCCATCTGCAACATTGGCATATGAGATTGATTTTATAGGTTTAGAAACAGGATTATCTGACAGTAATGCAAACAGCTGGATAGGTGATAATGCAGAACAAGTTCTGTTGTCTGCTGCTTTATATGAAACTTCTACTTTTCTTAAAGCACCAGATACAGTAAACTTGTATAAACAACAATTTGATGAAGCAATAGCATTGTTTCAACAAGAAATGCAAAGAAACTATGCGAGTGAATACGAAGGAGGCATATAATGGCAATCACACAAGCAATGGCAACTTCTTTTAAGTCTGAGATTTTACAAGAAGGACATAACCTTGCATCTGATACTATAAAAATTGCATTGTTTACAAGCAGTGCAAGTTTGGGTGCATCAACCACAGCTTATTCAACCAGCAATGAAGTGTCTGGAACTGGATATACAGCAGGTGGTGAAACTTTAACAAACCAAGCTGTTTCAACAACTGGAACAACAGCACACTTTGACGCAGATGATCCAACTTGGACAAGTGCATCATTTACTGCAAGAGGTGCTTTAATATATAATTCAACTAATAGTGATAAAGCTATCGCAGTGTTAGATTTTGGTGGTGATTTTACAGTATCATCAGGAACTTTTAAGATAGTTTTTCCAGCGGCAGGAACAAATGCGATTATAAGGATTGACTAATGGCAACCTATGTAAATAATTTAAGGCTAAAAGAAATAGCCACAGGTGCTGAATCTGGTACTTGGGGAACTTCTACAAACACTAATCTTGAACTAATTGGTGAAGGTCTTGGTTTTGCTACAATTAATATAGCATCTGATGGTGATGCAACAGAAACTGTGGCAGATGGTTCAACAGATAGTGCTAGAGCCATGTACATTAAGGTTACTTCAACAACCTTAACTGCAACAAGGACTTTAACAATAGCACCAAACACAATGAAAAGAGTTCATATCATTGAGAATGCAACCACAGGTTCTCAAGATATTGATATATCTCAAGGTTCAGGTGCAAATGTAACCATACCAAATGGCAAAACGAAAGTTGTTTATCTTGATGGTGGTGGTGGAACTGCTGCAGTTGTTGATGCTTATGCTCACTTATCAGTTGTTGATTTAACTGTCGATGATGATTTAATAGTAAGTGATGATTTAAGTCTTACATCTGATAGTTCTGTAATTAACATGGGTGCTGGCAACGATGTAACATTTACACATGATGGCACAACAGGATTAACTATTGCAGCAACACCTATATCTATTGATTCTACTGGTGAATTACATCTTAATTCAACCACTGGTGATATTAAATTACAAGATGGTGGAACTGACCAAATTGCCTTTGATTTAGATGGTACAGCAGGTGAAGTCATAATGAAACCTGCAGTTGATTCTGATGATTTGGTCATAGCTCAATATGATGGCACAGAAGTTATCAGAATTGAAGATAATGCAAGTCTTGGATTAGTTGGTAACAAATTAAATATTGCTGATTCATCAAGTGATGTAGTTATAAAGCCACTTACTGATGCAAAAGACATTATATTTCAACAATATGATGGCACAGCAGTTATGACTGTTGAAGATAATGTTTCATTGGCTATAAATAATGATGTTACAGTTGCAGGTAGAGGCACAGGCACACAAACAACAGATAATGATGGAAACTTCGATTTAAGTGTCAGTAATTTCTTTAAATGCACACCAACAGGTGATTTTACTTTAACTCTTACAAATCCTGCAGAAGGACAATCTGGAACAATCATGTTAGTCAACTCTGGTGGTCATACTGTGTCTGCTCATGCTAGTGTTGCTATAAATGCAGATATATTAACTGCATTATCAACAGCAGGAACATATATGCTTAATTACTATTGTTCTGCATCAAGTGGTGATAATACAATATTGGTAGGTGCTACAGGAGCTTTGACGTAAAATGAGTATTCTTCCTGCATC